TAAATATTCACAATGTTTAAGTGCTTGTTTTATAGCATCTGTATCTAATGCTATATAAATCTTTTTAACAGTTGATTCAACTATTCTTTTTAATAAATTTTTTTGTATATTTTTACCTAATAAAGGTATAGCATTACGTTTTATTGTCATAGCATCAAATGGACCTTCACATAGTACTAGGGGTGAACCCCAATTTATAAATAATTCAAATGGTATTATATCTCTTGAACATTCTGGGTTTCTATATTTTATAAATGGGTCTTTTTCAAATGAACGACCTGTAAAATAATTTAATTCACCATTTTGATCATATGAAGGAATTATGATCATATTTTTATATCTACCAAAATCACAATAACCTAAATTATATTTTAACATATCATCATCTGAGATGTTTCTGTTTTTAAGATAGTTATATGCTCTTCTAGCTGTAAGACCTGAGGTATTTAATATTGGTTTAAATTCCTTAGGTAATTCAACATGATTTTCTACTATAACCTCTTTTACTTCACTACCAGTTTTTACAAGTTTACCTAATTCTATAAATTTACCTGATGGTGCTTTTAGTAATTTAAATAAACCTTTTATAGTTTTACCTTTTTTACCACAAACCCAACAATGCCAAGGATTATGTCCTTTTTTATTTTCTGTAAAGTTAATTTCTAGTTTTGGTTTATGATGATTGCAGAATGGACAGTGATAAGATTTATTACCTCTGGCTGTTCTTTTACCATTACCTATAACAGTATCAACTAAATTAACTAATAGTTCATTTACCACAGTATTTAATATAACATTAATTTATTGGGATGCCAAATCTTTTGTAAAAAACTTACCTAAAATATTATCATTAAAATATTTATCTGGGTTTTCTAAAACTTGATAAACAAATTGAGTTTGTGTTTCATAATAAGTAAGAAGTTTTTTATTTGGTGCTATTTTTAATATACACCTTTCAAAATTTTCTATAGGTTCTGATTTTATTAATTCTAAAAGAAGTTTATTAGAACCATAATATGTTTTCCAATCTGATTCTTTACTAACACGTTTGTGGGTTGGTTTTCTACCTTGTACTCCTTCATACATTGCTAAATCTTTTTTAGTTACTTTTACTTTACGATTATGTATAAGTACTTTTTTACCTATATAAGATTTTCCAGAGGGTATATGTGTTATTCTATATATAAATCCAAATGTGTTTTTTGGAAATTGAGAATATTCAGTTATTTCATCTCCATGATAAGTCCAATTCATATAAATGTTTTGGTTAATATTTAAGGTGTTTGTATCTGAATAGCTCCACCCATAGCTCCATGTTTACTACAATAATAATAAAGTTTATTATAGAAATAATTTTGTGGTATTGTTAATACAACAGTATCATTTGGTCCAGCAACAGCTTCATTTATATTATTTCCAGAATCTGCAACTGAGTCTATTTGGAAAGGGTGGTTTTTATTAATTAATGAAACATCAAAAGTGTAAGTAGATCCTCTAAACATAGTTAATGTAGGTTGTTGTACTCCATCAATAGTATATTTATTTTCTTTGTTACTATCTTCTATTACATTTACAATAAAGGTGTTATTGTCTGGTGGTGTGTCTACTGTAAAACCATCATCATCTGAGTTATCATCTGAGTTATCATCTGAGTTATCATCTGTTTTATCACCTGTTGTATCATCTGAATTACTATCTGGATCTGTTATTGGATCAGTTGATGTATCATCACCATCTGTTTTATCATCTGTTTTATCATCTGAGTCATTGTCTGAGTCAGTTATTGGGTCTGTTGATGTATCATCTCCATCTTCATCAACTGAATCACCATCTGGATTTGATATACTATCATCTGTTTTATCATCTAAATCACTATCTGAATCTGTGGTAGAATCATCTGTTGTATCATCTGAATTACTATCTGAATCTGTGGTAGAATCATCTGTTTTATCATCTGTTGTATCATCTGAATTACTATCTGAATCTGTGGTAGAATCATCTGTTTTATCAGCTAAATCACTATCTGAATCTGTTATTGGATCTGTTGATGTATCATCTGCAGTATCATCTGTTTTATCATCCTCATCTTCATCAGCTAAATCACTATCTGAATCTGTGGTAGAATCATCTGTGGTAGAATCATCTGTTTTATCAACTAAATCACTATCTGAATCTGTTATTGGATCTGTTGAGGTGTTATCATCTGTTGTATCATCTGAATTACTATCTGGATCTGTTATTGGGTCTGTAGAAGTATCATTACCATCAGTTTTGTCATCTGTTTTGTCACTGTCTGGGTTTGTTATTGGATCAGTTGAGATGTTGTTATCTGTTTCATCATCTAAATTACTATCTGAATCTGTTGAGGTGTTACCATCTGTTAATGCATTATCACTGTCTAACTTATCATTAGTTTTACTTGAATCAACAGAACCTATTGGATTATCAACATCACCTGAACCACCACCTGAACCACCAATAATAACTCCAGTATTACCATTACCTGATTGATTCCCTAGAGTGTTATCTGAGGTATTATTTGACGCTACAGGGACTGATATTGTAGTTTCACCTGAGGATAGGAATGGAGTGATACTTTTATATTCTAATGTGTAAGAGATTTCATCTTGATATAAATGTTCAGTGTCAAAAAATTGTTCTAAACGAGCTTTAACTAAATTTTTATTATCTTCTAAAGTAAACTCTGGGTCAGATTCTATAATTTTAACTACATGTTCTTTTATTGTTTCATTAGTATTAGAATTTCTAGTCTTTTTTAAGACATTTGCTACCCAAAAATTTGATAAATTTATTGAGACATCTGAGTGAGTAATATTTCCACCAACTCCAGAACCATCTCCAGAACCAGATTTTTCTTCTGGGTTTACATTTGGATCTTTAGAAGATAAATTACCATCTCCCTCTGAAGAGTCATCTGATTTTGATGTTTCTATATCTTCAGTATTACTATCTGCAGTTGTAGAAAATGTTTCTTCTACATTTGATTTTAGCTCATTATCATTTGATTCTATATCTGGCATAATTTAAATTTATGGTAATTGTGGTTTAAATAATTTTTCTATTATAGCATATATTCTATTATTGGCATATGATGATATATTAGCTCTTACAACTGTTATTCTATAAAAAGGATAAATTGAATCTTTTGGAGCTTTAATAGTAATTATTCCTGTCTCATCATCTAAAAAATTAGAATCAAGAGTAAATTGCCCATCAGATACTTGTTTATCAAAATATGAATAAGTACCTTCATTATTATAAACAACATTGACAAGACTTCCATTAGGATTTTGTCGAATTTCGCAATATAAAGAATTTAAATCAGATTTTAATATTATATAATCATCATCAAAATATGTTACTTCTTGGGTTACATCCCATTCAACTGTATGAGCTCCCATAATTTGGAAATCCTGAAAGCCTTTAGATCCTGATGGTAAAGCTAACACAGCAGAACCTGATACTGTTAAGGATTGTTCTCCTAAACTAATAGCCTCTTTATCTATAGTTAAAGCTTTTGAAATTAATGTTGAACCTGAAACATATAAATTATCTGGTGATGGATCTGTAATTGTCCCTATTGATAATCCATCTGAAAAATGACTCCAACCTGATCCTGCTCTAAAACGGTTTTTCACATTACCACCATTATCTCTCATATCAATAACGCTATTACCCACAGCATCTTCAGTAATTTCTAAAATAGACTCTGGTCCAGATCCAATCCCAGATCCAGCCCCGGATCCATTAGAATTATGTATACGTACAATATCACTATTTGAGGCTGATGAAAATATATTTAACATTGTTTGGGGAGATAAAGTAGCACTACCACTATCACCTATAGTGGTTATATTTTTTATATCCATATTATGTCCAACAATTGTAGATCCACTAACATGCAGCATAGATTTAGGATTTGGTACTCCTACACCTAAACATGTGTTGGATACTAAAGAACCATTAATTGATGAAGTAATAAATAATCTATCTCTACCAGCTGTTCCAATTTTTAAACTATCATTACTTAAAGATTTAATATGGGCTGTATTGTCATCTCCTTTTGTGTTAAACTCTATTGATAGACCAGTTTCTTCATCAGTAGAAGGATGAAATAATTGAATACCTAATTCTTCTGGATTATCATTTGGAGATGATATTTTTAAAAAACCATTTTCAATTTCTACAGCACCTAATGTATTTAAAGAACCAGTTATTGAAGTATCTCCTACTATTTTTGTTGAACCTGTTACATTTAAAGATCCTGATAGATTAATATCATAAGCATCTACTCCTGTAAAAGCATCAATGGATTGTGATACTTCTGAGGCGAAAATTATTTGTCCTGTTTGTACCCCTGTTTTTTCTAATCTTTTTGCCATGTTTATAAATATTATAAGTCTAAGTTAACTAATATAGTAGTGTCTGTTGTATTTGAACTTTGTAAAGGTTGTGATAATTTTCCTACAGCTACTAATTGGTTTGCATTATTATATAATCCAACTGTTGTTATATAAGGTTGAAAGTATGAACCTGTTAAAAAATCATATAATACACCACTATTTAAACTACTTGATATAGCTGATGGATTTTGTGTATAATTATATTCACTTGGATTAAAAGAACATTTATATTGTGATTCATATATAGTATTAGTACTTTGAAATGAACAAGTAACAATACTACAAGATAAAAATTCATCTAATTCTTCTTCATCAGTAGCTGAGTATAAACCTTGACCATATATAGCTGAGTCATATCTGCTAGTTGGAATTGATAATCCGTATGTTGTTAACATTATTAACCCATGTTGGTATATTATTTCTCCTACTTTAACCCCATGATTAAATAATCTTCCTTCACCATCATCTGTTATTTTATTATTTGTAGAACCTGTTGTTTCCCATGAAAAAGAACCTGGTTTTATTTGTTCTCCAAATAAGTTTGAAGGAATTGAAATAACACCTATAAAATCATTAGAAGCTGTTGGGAAGACTCTATCTGCTTGTAAAGTATTATTTAAATAATTAATATATAAGGGTTGAGCTTCATCTCCTCCTTGGCCAACCCTAACACCATCAGGTAAAATTGATGATGT